CCCAGCCCCAAGTTTCACTATGAGATGGATGCTGTGCTTCGCTCTAAGCGCGAACGCATTAACATTATTGCGCCACGCGGTTTTGCAAAGACGTCGGTCGTAGGGGTCATTTTTCCTTTATGGCATTTGTTTGTGCAGCACATATCCATGAAGCGTCCGCGTAAGCCAGGCTTCGTTGTTATATCATCGAAGAGTCGCTACCATGCGGTGAACATCATATCGTCCATCAAGGAGGTGCTCGAAGACAGTGTATACTTTAGGAGCCTGTTTGGAGATTGGGCCACAGGCGCTAAGAGCTGGACCAGAGACGAGATTGTGCTCCGTGATGGCACTACTATCCTAGCCCGTGGTACGGGACAACAGGTGCGTGGGTTACAGAAGTATGGACAGCGCCCTACGTTAATTGTGCTCGATGACCCAGAGGACGAGAACAACACCAAGACGCCAGAGGCCATGGAGGATAACCTGCGCTGGCTCTTGCAAGGTCTTGTTCCTGCACTCTCTCGTGACGAGGCAAGCAAGGTGGTGGTCATTGGTACGCCAATGCACGAGCGCGGTATGGTTAATGAGCTCGGTCGTATGGGCAACTGGTTCACCATGCACTACAGCGCCATAAATGAGCAAGGAAAAAGCCTGTGGCCAGAGCAGTGGAGTCTTGATGACCTGATGGAAGAGCGTGCGGCCTATGAAGCTACTGGGCGCCTTTCTGTGTTTGCTAGGGAGTACCTGTGTGAGATCGTAGCCGACAGTGACCGCGTGTTCCCGTATTGGGGATACTACAATGGACACATAGAGCACAGGGGCACGCAACCATTTATGGTGATTACAGAGATAGGCGACCCTGCCGAGTCCATAGATGAGCGCATGGGCTCCATGGTTACGCTAGACAAGCCGCTGATCTACCCTGTTTCTATATTTATGGGCATTGACCCTGCATCAACCACAAGTACCCGTGCTGATAGAACGGTTGTTATGTCTGTGGCGCGCACCAATGTACTGGAAACGGAGAATGTGCGCCGATTTGTGCTCCCGTATGTGGCAGACCGCATACCGCCGTCTGAAGTGGCGCGCAGAGCCATCGAGCAATACCATAGATACAAACCTTATCGAACACGTGTTGAGGCAACTGGCTACCAGGAAATGCTACGGGAACAGCTATCGTACCAGATACCGTCCATCGTGGGAGAGAAACCCAGATCGTCCAAGTCATCACGACTCGAGTCGATGCAACCCTATTTTGTAAGGGATGAAGTGTACCTTATGTCAGATATGACATTATTAGAGCAAGAGCTTACGGCGTACCCTAAGAGCCAGCATGACGATACGCTTGACGCCCTCTATTACGCTACGCTTAGAACCTATCCACCACATCATGGCGTAGAAGCCTATGATCAAACAGGGCACGCACGAGTGCCTGCGCCGTCTAGCTGGATGACCGTGTGAAACTAAAATAGGTATCGTGCATATTTTAGCCATACTCACCAAACACAGGGAACCATGCCCAAAGTAGGTAAGAAGGAATATCCGTATACGGCCAAGGGAATGGCCATGGCCAAGGCGGCTGCTAAGAAGAAGGGAACTAAGGTGTCGTACGGTAAAAAGAAGAAGTAGTGGCCACTGATATACGCGATCCAAACGACCCTTTGGTATATCGGGGCGGGGAGCTTCCCGAGGTGGTCGTTGAGGCGGATAGACCCTACAAATTGTTTTTTGGGCAGCTCCGCGATAGTATTAAGGCTTGGCAGGAACGCAACCTGTACAACCAGGACTACTCTGGCGCCAGTGACTATATTGGCGCTGGCCTGGGAATGGTTGGTAGTGAAGTTGCTAGGGCTGCAACAAACCTGCTATCGCTAGGCGAATATGCAGCCAGGGAGATATTGCCCAGCGGAATAACCGGCCGGCCAGCAAGAAGGTACAGTGCTTACGAGTCTAATCCAGCGTCCTATGCTTTGGCAGAGGCGGCGATGGATGTTGCGCCCGTGCCGATTGTTGATGATGCGCTAAGGCTAGCTGGTAGAGCTGCCACGAGAAATGCCGCCAGAACTGCGACAAGAACTGCGGCAAGAAATTTGTCTGAACAGGTGGCGCAAAGATCTGCCAATCCACAACAATCGGCCGGTTTTTTTAATCGCGTTCTACCTAGCTTACAAAAAAGGTTTACAGCAGATGGCGATAATGATATTTACTCAATGGTAGGCACAATGAGCGACGCTGAAAGGCGTCAGTTTTTGACAGATACTATGGCAGAGTCGGGCGCAAACTGGCAACGATACTACAATGAAAACCCACAGAGGATTAACGAGATTGTAGATCTATACAAAGGGGTTGGGGTGCAAGAACTTCAAGCCAAAGTTCTTGCTCTTGCACAAAAAGCAGATCAAATGGCGCCACACCCAAACATAATGATATACGACTATCCATTTTTTGGATCTTCTTTATTGTATAAAAACAAGTATTTACCAAGGCTTGACGCTTATCTTACAGATCTGGTAGATAAAGGAAAAATGACAATAGATCATAAAAATAAAATAATGTTAGAGCAACCACAGCGAGACTCTATTGGTGTTAGTGTCGGCACGGCTGGGTTTTATGAGCCACAAGCTGATTTTGGCGCGAGCTACCCTCGGCGCAAAACTGTAACTCACGAGGCTGCGCACGCATTGCAAGGAAATGTCGGAAGAGAAATGCTTGACATGGGAATAGGAAGACGCAAGTTTTCCGATTACGAAAGAAAAGCAAGGGCTTCAATGAGCCCCGCACAAAGAATTGAACAAGATTACAAGGACCTGTATAATTATAACCCGTCGAGTCTACAGGCATATGAAGACGTTGTTGGCGAAATGATTGATCTGGGACGAAATCAATTTGTACAAACAGCCCCTTGGAATACAGATGCGTCGCAAAATATAATCTATAATTACATAAAAGCCCATAAAGATAAAATCAAATCAAAACTTGGCATTTCAGATTTTATGTATGACATAATTCTTGCTGATTCAAATGTTATGTCTGGCGCTAGTCCCTATTTGAAAAGACCGGCAGAGATACAGGCGAGGGTGTCTGGAGAATTCGCAGAAAAACTTTTGTCAGATAGTGCTAATAATGATTTTTTGAAAGGCATTGATCCGTACAATCTTCCTGAGTACGACAAGCTGACTCCAAAGCAACGAGATTACATGTTTGATACATTTTTTGACGCAGCAAACAGAAGGTCTATCTTGCCTATAGGGTCTGATCGTAGAGGCGGGCGCGTAAATATTACGGGTCAAAAATTTTATGGCACCCCTCTCGCAGATCAAATACTGTCCGGATTTTATGACATAAAAACGCCTAAGAATTTAGGCAAAAACAATGCAATCAAACCATATGAGAACTACAAAGATATTTTGCCAAAGGAGGTTTTGTGGGAAATGTTCAGAAATGTTACCCGCTCGGTCCCGGCCGTAGCTGCCGGAACAACTGCTGCGGGGTATGGCGTAGCATCGGGTCGTAATCAGTCACCGGACAACAAGAAGAAGTAGTGGCTACCGACGAAGAAACCCGAGAAGAACGCAGGAGAGCAGAATGGTTACGTCGTAATGCAGAGTTACGCGAGCGCAATCCTTTTATACATCATGCTCAGCAGATCTTTCTATACAATAGATATAGAATTGCTAAAGCAATAAACCCCGACTTCGAGGATTGGCGAATCACAGACGTAGACCTGAACACAGGAGAATATTTGACGCCAAATCTTCGTGCCATTCGGGAGTTTTACAGCACGAATCGTACAGAGGCCACGCGCTCTAAAATGGAAGACAGGTTTATCGCCGCGTTTGAGTCGCAGCGCGAGCCCTCTATGCTACCAGATTTGGTTGTAGGGGGCAATCGGCCCGTAGGTTATGATACCTACGAGCAGCGGCTCTTTGATGCCGAATCTTATGGTGGTAGGTCTGATGCCCAGTCTGAGACAAGTAGTGCGGCAGGCATGTATCAAATGACCGAAGGCACGTATCGCGACTTGCAAAGAGGTCTTGATGATGACGACCCCTTTAAGAATCTTTCTTTTGAGGAGCACAAGGCGGATCCTGAGGCACAGCGCCATTACGGAAGAAGGCTACAAGAGCTAAACATGCAGGGCTTGAAAAATCGCGGTGTTCCTGCTACGGCACAGAACATGTATGCGGCGCACCACTTTGGAATAACTAGGGCCCTTGGCCTGGTAAACAGCGAGAGCGACAGGCCCGTATCCCAGGTGCTTACAAGAAAGCAGATGCGCGCTAACCCCGCTCTTTTTGGTAGAGGTGGCCTCGGCATAAGAACCGTTGGCGATCTTAACGAGTGGATTGCGGGTAAGATGGGGGATATTGCGCAGATGGAAGTATCCGGACCCATGCCGCCATTTGAGCCAGATTTTAGTATAGACATGCAGTCCATGAGCGCAACGCCCGGGAGCAGAGCGGCTCTTATACCTGGGGCAATGCAAGGCCTTGAGGGACTATAGTAATGGCTATCGAATATAGAGGCGAAAAGTTTTCCGGCTACAACAAGCCCAAGAGAACGCCTGGTGCAAGTAAGAGCCATGCTGTCTTGGCCAAGGAGGGAGACAAAGTCAAGCTGATCCGTTTCGGTCAGCAGGGCGTACAGGGTGCAGGCAAGAACCCTAAGACAGAATCGGAGAAGAAGAGGCGTGCATCATTCAAAGCACGCCACGCCAAGAACATTGCCAAGGGTAAGATGTCAGCCGCCTACTGGGCAAACAAGGTTAAGTGGTAATGATAGAGTCCATGTTTGGAACGCGTCGCGAAGACGTGAAGTCAACGCTTCCCAATGGCAAGGAGAAGAACAAGGAGGTTCTACTCTCCGAATCATTGCTGCTTGAATACGAAGCAAATGATGCCCAGCTTAACTGGGCTAGACAAGCTATTAGCGATGATGAATTTCGTAATGGACAGCAGTGGACACAGGCCGAGCGAAATGAGCTCCAGGACCGTGGACAAGCGGCCATCGTACACAATGTCATACACCCAAAGGTCGAGCAGGCCAAGGCGCAGCTTACGACCAATAATCCAAAGTTTCAGGCAACTGCTGCGGAAGATTCGGACGTTAATCTATCCCGCCTCGCCACCATGCTACTGGACCACACATGGAACATTAGCCGTGGGAAATCTGCGCTTAAGCAAGCCGTCGATGACTACTACGTCAAGGGGCGTGGGATACTCTACGCGTACTATGACCCCAACGAGTCCGGCGGTGTGGGCGAAGTCAAAATCAAAGACGTTGAAACACTAAAAGTATTCTGCGATCCGTCTAGCCGCGACCGCTACTGGCGTGATGCGCAGCATATTGTGATTCACCACCTGCTTACCGAAGCACAGGTGCGTGATTTAGCCCCTGATATTAACCTGGCTAATGCAGAACAGAGCCAGGATGAGCACATGCCTGGCCGCACCTACGTGCAAGAGAATGACGTGGCGCTATTTGGTGACCCGAATTCTAGTTTTGTGCCCAGGTATGACGTCATAGAGCGTTTTACCAAGAAGAACATTACATACTACCGGATTGTGGATGCCATGTCCGGTGATATGGAGTACCTTGATGCCAAAGAGTACAGGGAATGGAAGGAGGGCTTTGGTATTGTAGCCATGATCCGGGGCGAAGAGCTTGTCACCACGACTGGTGATATGCTCTCTGAGATGCAGGAGCTCTACATTGGGCTCTTGATGCAGGCCGCTGAGGCAGGTGAGCTCGAAGCAGAGGAAGACTACGATACCATAAGCAACATGCCGCCGATGATCTTCCACTATGTGGCGGGAGATCCTATGCCGGACGGCACACGGCTTCCACTACCGATGTATGGACCGGAGACCGGTGCTGAAAACGAGATCCCAGGCTCTACCAGTGTATTGACCCCGGTCAAGCGCAAAGAGCTCAAGGACATTGGCTACGAAGAGTTTCCTTACAGCCAGGTTCGATACCAAAGTGTGGCTTCTGTAGGTGGACTGCTGATCTACGATCAGATTCTACCTGTAACTAGGCCGCCCGTGGTGCCTATTATGAACGGGTTCAACCGGAATCCGTACCCAACCAGCGATGTGTTCCATGTACGAGACTTGCAGCGGCAGATCAACTACACGGAATCCAAGATTATCGCACACGCCGCCTCTGCGGCTTCTGTGGGTCTTCTTCTTCCACGCGGTAGCATACTTGATCGGGAAGCCTTTGAAGCAAAGGTGAACCGCCCAGGCCGATGGGTGGAAGAGTATGAAGCAGAAATGGGTGCACCAACGGTGGTAGCACCTACGCCACTACCGGGTGAGTTCTACAACAAGAGCCAGCGCGATATGCAGATGATCGAGACGATTCTCGGTCTATACGCATTCCAGCAAGGTGATGTAGCCCGTGCACCAGAGACCTTCCGTGGAACGTTGGCCATGGACGAGTATGCGCAGCGTCGCATGAAGTCCAAGCTAGACGATATTGAAGGTTCCCTGAATGAGCTGGCGCGTGTTACGATTGAGATGTATCAGCACTACGTAACCAACGAGCGCACGATACGCATTGTCAATCCTGATTCACGCAACGTCGAACAGGCACAGGTAAACCTAGTACAGTATGATGACTTTGGCAGAGAAGTAGAAAAGCTCAATGATCTTCAGTCTATTAACGTAGACATAAGGATTGTGAGCGGATCAACACTGCCGTCTAACCGATTCGCACTTCTTGATTACTACCTGCAATTCTTCCAGGCAGGCTTGATCGACCAGGTTGAGGTACTCAAGAAATCAGAGGTATTTGACATTGAAGGAATACTTGAGCGAAGCGGATACATTAGACAACTCGAATCGCAAATCGGCGCCCTGCAAGAGGAAATCAAGAAACTCTCGGGCGATCTGCAAACGGCAGATAGAGAAGCGGTACAAGCGCGTAAGCGAACAGAAGTCGAGAAGTTTAAGGCGTCACTAGCCGAACCGAAGGCCCAAGTTAACGCTGCACGCGACAGATTCAAGCAACGCACAAACGATGTTGTGCAAAACATAAGGCAGCAGTATGGAACCGGTGGACAACCAGGCGGAGGAAGCACCAGTCAGCAATGACGGCTTTTTTCGCTACGACGAAACAATTTCTGAAAATGATAGTGAATATGACTCGTCTGAGGAACCCGTTGATGACGGGCAATACGAAGACGAACCGGCAGACGCGGGCGATGATAGGTCTGTAGAGGCTTATCGACGTCTTCAGTCTGATCGGGACAAACTTCGTCACCAGTACGAAACTCTAGAGGGTAAGTACAGGGAGGTGGAGGGCGTCAAACCTCTCGTGGATCTGATACAATCAGACCCCGAACTTCTCGGCATAATCGAGAAGAGAATCAAGGGTGAGCCTATTGCTAGAGCGCAGGCGCCCGCGCAAGTGCCCGAATCGGCACCACTGCCAGAGCGACCTGTTAAGCCAGAGCGTCCGAAAAACTATGATGCGGACGATGCTATAAGCGACCCCCGTAGCGAGAGCTTTCAGTATGAGCAGAACATGCGCGAGTATTATGACAAAATGCTCGAGTACCAAGACGCTCAGATGAAGCACTACACTACGGAGCGTCAGCGAGAGCAGGCCATGGCACAGCAACAGCAGCAGCGCACACAAGTGGTTCAACGCATCCGGCAGGAAGCAATAAACGATTTCGGAGCGACGAGCGCGGAAGCAGACGCATACATACAATGGGCGTCTGCCTTTGATGACTCAAAACCGGAAAACCGTCGATTGATCTTCAATGCTTGGAAAATGACAAAGAGCGGTAAGAATCCAAAACTTACCGCTGCCGAACAGCGCATTCAGCAGGTGCGCGCCGATACGCGTCGATTGCAAACGGGCAGAACTGTCACGGGAGCAAACAACACGGGCGGTGCTAAGCCTAAAGAACCTGGGTTCATTACACCTAGGGGGCGCCGTTCTCTCATTTGACAATCATTCCTTTGAGGTGATAACCTATGGCAGCAAAAGTCTTAGGAACGACGGGGGTACTATACAACGACCGCCGTCGCTTCTACCTTGCTGAGAACGAGTTCGCAGAACTCTACACCAGCGAGACTCCATTTTTATCCGGTCTTATGAACATGGGTTCTGAGTCCGTTGATGACCCTGATTTCAAAATGTTCGAGTATCGAGCAGGATGGGTCGAGCCTAAATTCCTAGCCAATGGCTCTTCTAATGGTAACTATGCCCCAGGCGGAGATACCATTAGTGTTGCTACGGACGGATATGCAGGCGTTTCCGCAGGCGACTCCATTATCGGAGCCGTAGTCGACATCTACTCAAATGTAAGCAACTACCAAACCTACAAGGGTACGGCCGTTGTTACCGCTTATGATTCCGGTACGACGAACGTAACCATGAAGCCGCTTGGTAAGGCTGATTCTGATGTTCAGAAGGTGTCAAACATTGCGCCTGATGACGTATTCCTCGTTCAGACGACGGCAGCTGGTGAAGGCGTAACGTCCCCTGAAGCAGCAAGTGATGAGCTTGAGATCGTGTGGAACTCCACGCAGATCTTCCGTACGCCGCTTGAGCTAACGGGTACGCTTGCCGCAGCCAACCTTCGTGGTGAGCGTGAGCGTTCTCGTCTTCGCGTCAATAAAGGTCGTGAGCACATGATGAAACTTGAGCGCGCCATTTTCTATGGCTACCGCACAGGTGGTATCGGTGGTACGGCTAACGGCGCAGGCAGTGCATCAGACACCACGTTCGTAAGTCACACGACTGATGCAAACGGCAAGACGATCCGTACGACGATGGGCGTGGTTCCTGCGCTTCTTCGCTACGGCCGTTCTTCTGGTGATCAGCAGAACCTGTTTACGCTAAACAGCTCAAGCTATTCGTACTCGAACTTCGTAGATGACATGAACAAGATCGCCCAGTACAATCCGTCTGGCGGCGAGTTTGTGGCATACTGCGGTGACGAGATGTATGGCTTCTGGTCCAAGCTCCTAGCAGGAGAGGGCAGCCTCGGGTTCTCTGCGGCACAGATCAACGTGGAAACCCGTCAGACTGAGTTTGGCCTCCATGTTATGCGACTATTCGCACCTTCAGGATTTGTATTGAACTTGGTGCGTGCACCGGTTCTTCGCGGTCCTAACAAGAAGCGAATGGTGGTAGTTAACCCTGACAACGTGAAGCTCGTATCTTACCGCAACGACGCGGGAGAGCGTGGCGAAAACGTATCGGGTAGCTACTCTGCCATTGCATACCGCACCAACATCAAGACCGATGACGGTTACGATGGAATCAAGGATGAGTACTTCTCAGACTGTGGTGTAGGTATTCAGTTGGTGGACAGCCACTCACTCTGGTCGCTAACGACCTAAACAACTTGGATAGCTGGGGCCCGGTGACGACTGGGCCCCGGCCTTCCTTTTTAATTATCAGATATGGAAAAAATACCCTTGAATAGTATTAGCTACCGGGGCTCCGTTGCGGAGACTACCCGGCTTTTTCGTGAATGGGGGGAGCGTATTAACTACCTGATCGACAAGGTTGAGCAGCTAGAAGCAAAGCAAAACCTATCGCCCACAGACGGCGTACACGGCGCAGGCGGCCCTTACTTCAATGTCGTTCACAATGGTGAAGTAGTTATGAAGGTGAGGGGCAAGAGCAACGCCGAAGAAGAGTACGAAAAACTGGTAGCTGCTGAATGACGACCAAGGAGCTATACGATGTTGTTTATGGCCGCTTTCCCCAGGCCGGGGAGCGCATGGTGGCCAAGTTTGTGGAAGAGGGCATGCGTTCCTTTTGCCAACAGACACATATCTATCAAGGGATTTACACGTATAGCTCCGATGGTTCTTCGGTGCAGTTTAAGTTGGATACGGATGTTATCACGACGGACAAGGTTGTTGTTGCAGATAGCGCGCAGAACTATAATGGCACGCCTGCAAAACGTTTGGCGGGCATCCCTGAATCGGGAGACGCCACCACGTCAGATTATGTATACCAGGTTAGAAACGGCTTTGTACTCGTGGGCACGCTCAGTGATGGGAACTATGTAGCCCTTCCTAGCGGAAAGACTATTGTCGTATACACGCACACGGTGCCCGACACGCTTGCCGCTGGCCTAAATGAGTATGACGTATCTGATACAGACGTGCGCCAGTTTGAGGGCGTTCTCGTAGACGTCACGCCACAAAACGTCAACTTTGTAGAGGGGCAGAACAATGTCCCTGGGATACCAGAGCAGTTTCATATGGCATTTGCATACCATGCTATGATGATGCTCAGTGAACTTGCAGGAGACTTTAATTCTGCGCAGTACATGAATGCACGTTTTGCACAGATGGTGCGGGATGGGCGAAAGTGGACACAGCGCAGCCAACAGGGTGGCATGGAGCCGGTTAAGTATTACTACTGATGCCGCAACGTACATACGACATTTCTGTATTTAGAGGCGCCGTTGGTAGCGCAGACCCACAGGACATTGATGTGGGAGAGGCAAGTTTTGCCCAGAATGTCTCATTTGTCGATAAAATCGGTTCTTTGCAAGGTCTCACCAAAGACGAACTGCTTGTTACAAGTAACCTCAAGACCGATAACGGCAACATTATAAGCCCGCTTGCCCACACAGAGGGCGGCTCTAGTGGCGTACACACCATTGTCGGCATACAGACACGCGGCTTTTCTAATGCTTCGCCATCTGCCAGTAACCGGGTCATTGGGCTGTCGGTATACAAAGAGGATGCGGAGCAGCTATTTAGGTCAAGCAAAATCTATCAGGGTGCGGATCGCGTAGAGAGCGATGTTGTGCACGCATATGCCGAGATGAATGACGGCATTTATTTTGGCTCTTCGGCATACACGCCAAAGGTTGTAGAGATTATTGACCATAATCAGTTTGGCGCTACACCTGTAAACGACAAGGCATTCCCGGGCGGCGTCGTAGCCCTAGATATTGTTGATGGCGGCTCCAGCTATACGGGTGGCGGCTTAAGCGAGACGGGTGTTACGGGCGGCTTTGAAGGGTGGTACGCTCCAAACCTCGCCACAGGTGCAATTGAGCGTGCCTATGTCACCAATGGTGGCAGTGGGTACACGGCAAACTTTAACGCGACTATAGCCGGTGGTGGTAGCGGGGCAAACATAAGCGCGATTGTGCAGACAGCGCCTGCCAATTTGGGCACCATGTATTTTGTAGACAACTACAATGCAGGTATTGCTAATAGTCTGCTCGACCTTCGGGCTAACGCCAACTTTGAAACCGCGCGCACCACTTCTGTTAAGATGGAAAAGGGTGAGTACCAGTACTATTACACGACTATACTGAACGGGTTTGAGGAAACGCCGCTCAATGCTAGCAGCACTAACGTCCCTAACTTCTTGTGCAACATAGATGTTGGCTCGGACACCGTACAATCTCACACGTTTCATTTTCGGGCATACAGAACGCTAGACCCACGGGTTACCGGGGCTGCGATCTACCGCAAGTTTGCAGCGGCAAAGTCAGAGATTAGTGAGTACACGCCCGCTGTATATGTGGGCACGCTTGATCTTACGGTTGTCGGAGAAGGCGACACGGCAAACCCATACGAGACCTACATCAATGTGGTCTATGACGAAACGCCGTCAGCCGTAGTCGATGGTAGCTACAATGACAGGACCGGCATTCCGCAGACTCTTGACGCATGGACTTTGAGCTATTCGCTCGTAGAGACTGCTGACGCCTATATGTTCTACGGTCGTGCAGACCTTGGTACTACCAGTAATATCAATCTTGCAACACCCACTGCCGCATTTAACAACCCACAGCGCACAATCCTTCGTTCTAAGCCATACCGGCCTAACGTTATTGATTACAGCCAAGACTTCTTGGTTGTGCCACATGAGCCGATTGCGCTTGTAGCATACGGCGGTAGGCTATTTTCTTTTGCCAAGTCTACGACAACCGTCATTGACCCTATTTCGCTTACCATACTAGACACGTTTGATGACATTGGCATTTTAACGTCAACAACGTTTGCAAAAACAGAGTCTGGTCTATTCTGGTGTGATGCGCGTAGCTGTTATCAGTATGACGGCGCAAAGATCAATCGCATTGGAGACAGTATTGCCACTAATGATCAGGAGCCTACGTTTGGTTGGGTAGCACTAGCATCAGGTATTGACGCCTTGTCGTTAAGCTCTGAAATTGCGTCCGGCACAGATGGCGGCATAGATGACGTTAGCAATTACAATGGTTGCTACGTGTACTACGACCCCGTATCTAAAAACGTATTCTTCTCACTCACCGTTAGTGGACAAACTAAGGGGTGGGCATTTAACCTGGTAGCACAGGCATGGACGTTCTTTGACAATGTAGACAGAGAGAACATGCTTGGCGTGGCATACAAGGAAGAAGGCGGTCCGGTGGTTTTCTCGTCTAACGCAAGTGGCGCGTACGTATATGGACACTCAGACGACACGACTAATCGCACAGGATTTGAGTGGGTGTCTAAGGACCTTACGTTTGACCTTGCGATAAATGACCGAAAGGCCATGTACCGGATTCAGGCGCACGGAAACATAGCCAACGTCGAGGTGTCTCGTGATGGCGGTGCATTTACCAATATATCTTTGGGACCGGTAACAAACGGAATCAGAGAGGGTAATGATAGCGGAAGCGGCACGACAAACTTTTTCCGCACAGCGCGTGTTAAATTGAAAGGTACATCCGATCATGTTATGGATAGCCTTTCTATGAGAGTAAGAGGACTTGGACGATGAGTGACGTAAAGAACATTCGGGTCAAGAGCACGGACAAAAACGTGGACAGAGCCGTTGATGAAATACGTCAGGCACTTTTAGCGCTTCAAAAGCGTATAGCAGCACTAGAGGCAAAGGTAAACGGTTAATACTATGGATGAGCAGCAGTACGACTTAACGGGTCTTGGCAAGGGTCTTGGCATTGCCGGGCTATTAGGACTTGGCTTAACAGGGGCTGATCTATTTCGCTCCGGTCCAGAACGCTTTAAGGTGGGAGACACAGCACTTGCCGGCCAAGCTAGGCGCATGTCTGATCCTAACTATGGACTATCGCAGTTCCAGGCTATTGCTAGACAAGGTCCTTCGCTCTCTGATTACTTTGGCATGATGCAGCAGCGTGGTGGTAGCGGCTTGCAAGCACAGGAGGCATTCCAGGCCGGTCAAGC